TACAAGAACTAGATAACTCCGATAAAGATAACCCCTACAGAAAACCTATTGATGCGCTAGAAGGTATGTCAATGTTAAGGATAATAATGAGAATATGGTTCACTGCATATAGATTAACTAATGTGAGAAATTTGAATACTGGGTTAAATAAACCAGTACGACAACGTGTAAAACGTGAATATAAACCAGAGGGCTTAAAAATGTGGATTGGGGATAAAGAATTTGAACTAACTCCACAAAATGCTCAGTCATTACAGGAAGAATACAAAAAGGTAGGAACATATAGTTTCCGCGACCCAAAAGCGGGAGAAAAAACGGCTAAAAGAAAGCAAGAACTTGCTGAAAAACAAAACCAGTTAAAAGAAACACTAAGTAAAATCGAGGAAATAGATAAACTTTTACAGGACACCG